AAAATAAACTTGTGTTAACTGTAATGGTTGTAGAACCTGCAGCGTTCATAGCAACAGTAGTACCAGCATCGGCTGCTACCAATACATAACTTGTGGTTTTAGCAGTTGTAGATCCGCCACCCATGGCTGTCTGTTGCAGTGAAGTCATCTGTGCAGCTGTTAATACCTGCCCAGTCGTAAACGTTTGTTTTGCCATGATACCCCTTAGTAACTTAGGACATTATAGTCTAAAGTGCCATAAATCGTATCATTTAGGATAAATGCGTCTATGACTGGCTCTAGCGTCTGTAGCTGGACTTTCCAGCTGTTCGGTGTGATATTCATTCTGACACCAAAAATTTGTAGGGTTTTTTCCAGGGTAGATCCACCTGGCTGTGTGGTGATTACTTTAATAGGATCAAAAAAGTCTAGGTCTAGGGCTGCAATTATGCCTGTATTGTAATTAGGCGTATATAAGTCAAGCACTACAGAATCTACTCGTATGCTTGTTTCGGCTCTACTGGCAACATATGCTTGTGCGTAATCTAGCGCTACTGCATCCGTCTGCATAAGTAGGTTGTCTAAAAAATAACTGTGTAAAAAGTATTTATCTATGCTTGCTTGATTTAAGGCTACCTGTGCGCTGCCACCAATCCTAGTAATAGTTGCTTTATTAAATACTAATACATCGTTAAGAATCCAAGTAGCATCATAATAAACTATGCCAGTGCCATTATCTGCAAATACTGTAGGTGTGCCACCTATAGACCCAGCTGTTACTGCTCTGTCTTGAAATACAAAAGACCCAGAAGCATCTACATATAAAGCACCGTATTCTGAACTGGCTACCGTGGTCAAAGCTGCTAAGGCTGTACGGTTAGTACCTGGATCTGCTTGCATAGTGGTTAGCCCTGCATCTACATCACGCATAGTTGCTGGCCATGAAATTTGATCTAATATCTCATTTACACGTGTGCCTGATAAGTCGCCTGCAGTAGCACCTGTAACTGTGCTGATCTGTGCTAATTGGGCTAATCTAAATGCGTCTACTGCTTGTATTGTTGTCATGGCTAAATCTTCACCAGACTCATCTGGGTAGGTAGTTACAAAGCTGGTAATAAATCCCGAAAACACAGGATAAGTGACACCGCCATAAGTTGCAGTAATCTGCACCTTTTTCATTGGTGTCAATAAATTGTAATATGGGCCGCTTACATTTTGTGGGTTAAAATCACCATTTTGATCTACTATGCGTAAAGTTAATGAACCTGTTTGAAATTGATCGGACAGATCGGTGCGGCCTCTATTACTATCTATTCGATTTACTTGATTTGAAACATCTACAATTACAGCTGTTGAATCGGCTAGTATGTTTGTATCTAGTATTCCTGATCCCAATACTAGAGCTTGCGCAAAACTAGGACCAGTCGAAAAGTTAATTACTGCATTTATTACAGGTAAGGTCATACTAAGAATCCAGCAGGTATTGTTGAATAACCTGACCTAGTTGCCACCTGTATGCTCTCTGCTATAGCCTGACTTAATTTGTCGCCACCTGCATCCACTGTAACTCTGATTTCTGGAGCGGTTGAACTAGAAGCAAATTTAGCCAAGAATTGTGAAATGTCTGCATTCAATCCTCTAGAAGATTCTAACCCTAAATTATATTCAAATGACTTTATCTCTTCATTTTTCTTTTTAACTTCTTCTAAAGCATAATTATACACAGCGCTGCCAGGTCCGCTATCTGTAGCAGTTGAGACGTTGCCCCCTAGTTTTGCAATCATGGCAGCTATGCGAGCGTTCAGCAATTTTATAGCGTTTAAAGAATCATCAAAATTTAGTGCTTGACTTTTAATAAAGTCGTTAATTTTATCTGTCATGTTTTTAATTGATTCTAAGGCTATATTAAAATTCTTAGCAAAGAGTTGTGCAGCCTCAGCAGCATTTAATTCAGCCAATGCTTTTTTAGCCAATGCATCGTCATTCTTTGCTATGGCAATTAAACCATCTAAACGTCTTTTAGTTTCCTCATCTGTTGCTTCATTTCTTGCTTTTTGTAAACCTATTAGTTCTACATCAAACTTTTCTTTAAGTTTGTCCATATCTGTTTTTTTCTTTATTAAATCATATTCTTCTTTACGCTTACCATTAGTTAGCGCAATAATCTTAGATTCAATTCTTCTATTTAAAATACGTGCTTTGGCTAGTGCACTGTTTTCTTCTGAGCTTAATGATCTTCTACTAGTTAAAGCACTGCCTACACCCATAGCACCTACAGTGCCAAAAGCAGCTAAGAATGGCGCAGGGTTTTTAGTTACGGCTGTGCCTGCTGCTCCTAGTAATAATAAAGCTGGTTTAAACGATGGACTGCTTGTAAGAACGCTTAGTTTGTCTATAAGTTTTGCCATTTGTATTATTGCGTAAGCTATGTTATCGCCTAGATTTTCAAAATCAGTAGCAAGTTCAGCTACAGAATTGTCTTTACTTAAAATTTCTAAAGCGCCTACTAAACTTTTACCAATAGATTTAGATGCTTCATCTGCGCTTTTTTTAAGCACATCCATCTTGCCTGCATAAGTGTCTAGTCTAGCTGCAGCCTGGCCTTTAAATCTTTCCTCAAGTGCTGCCATGATTTTATTCATGTCGCCTGTTTTAATTATGTTTGCATCTATACCTGTATTTAAATTATTTATTGATTTAGTTTGTCCTCTGATACCTGCTGCCAAAGCATTTACTACTGTGTCTAGACTCTCACCAGTACCAGCACTTATGTTTAATGCAGCTTCTAAAGTCCTTTGAGATAAGCCAACTGATCTAGTTAAGTTTAAGAAAGTTTGGAATGGTTTACGTAAATCAGTTAGTATGGCATAAGTTTTTTCTAGACCTTGTATATAGTTTTCAACTTCACTGACTCTGAAAGCGTTGCCAGTATTTTCTAATTGTAATGCTAATGACTTAGCCGCTACTTCATCGGCAGCAAAGGCTTTAACTGCATTTTTACTAAACGCTACTACAGCAGCAGCACTAAAAGTAACGCCAAACGTTCGTGCTAAAGATTTTAATTGTTTGTCAAATACCGATACATCTGACTTTGCTTTTCTAAGGGCTCTGCCATTCCAGGTGGCTAAAGCGGAGACGACTACATTGGCCATTAGGCAGCCTTAGTTATCTCTGTGGCTTTATTAAAATCTATAGCTTTAGTATTTATTGTTTTAACTATTTCTTGATAAATTCCAGGACTCTTCTTAGCCCAAGCCTTATAGATCAAGCGGCCTTTAGTCTTACGTGTGCCACTACGCATGCCTGGTAATTTAGGCTGAGATGTTAAAGTTTCTAATGAGGTTACAAATTGATAACCTGCGAATGGATTGTTTGAATTGTAAGAACGTGTAGACCTAGATCTAGTTTTACGTGTTTGTTCTTTTTCATAAGCAACTACTCCGCCACCTTCATGAATAGAAGTGAATGGCGCACGACCTTGTGGATTGACTCTACCTGCAGTCTCATAAATACGACCAGCTGCGCTTACGTTGTAGACATAGTTTTCTACTTGAAACCCATTCTTGAATTTTTTGTTTTGTCCTTCTTTGTAACCTATTCCGCCTTTGACCATACCAGCGTCATATTTAGGAAATGGCCTGTATTTAATATCTGAAGATATAGGCTTAGACCAACCAGATAACATTTCACTATTACCAGGCACATAACTTTTAGCTGTAGATTCAACATCACGCATTAAAGGTCCGAGAACAGTTTTAATTCGGTCATACATATCATCATCAAAAAACGATAAGCCCTTTAGGACATCTTCAACGCCTACGACCTTTGCTGGCATTTTTAATCTCCTTTGCGCGATCTGATAAGACTTGGACTATAGCCCTAAGCATTTCCGAGTCCATGTCTATAAACTCTTTAGGCGGTATCCCTAACTCAACCGATAGGCTGGCTATGGCGTAAGTAATTGAATCCCGCGCTACTATTTTTTTTCTTCGTCTAATACCTCTACAGTATCTAAGCTGTCTATAAACTCGATACCAAATAAAGGTACTACAACGTTAGCCCTGCGTAAGCACTCCCACGCTAACCAATAAATATCGGTTTGTTTTTCATTCTCACGCAAGGCTTTACTAATTCCTGATCCGTACTTTAACTCAAAAGCGTACTCGACACCTGGTGTTATCTTATGCTCAGATACTTCACCATTAGCCCTTGTTATCTTTAGCTTTGCCATTATTGCTCCTTATGCTACCGCTACAGCTACTGTGCTGTTGCAAGTAAATGTGATGCTTTGTGATGAAATATCAGCTACTGCGCCATTTACATTCTGTAGATTGTTTACCAATACAGATGCAGTGTATGAGGGGTTAGTTGCGGATACGGCAGAAGAAGTCTGCTTAATCACGCATGTTACAGTAGTGCCATAAGCAGCACGTAGTGTAGGGATAACTGTTGCAGCAGCATTATCATTTAGGAAGTCTAAAGTAATAGTGCTTGCTTCCAAACCTTTAACATATTTATGGCTGGAGTCCCCCATGCTGGTGACCTCTAGCTCATCAAAGGATTGGTTAATTGTTACAGATGTTACATACGCTGATAGATCAACGCTGTTTAGCGTAACGGATACGCCATTGTTTAAGAATATGGCCATGATTACTCCTTGTCTTTCTCTTTAGTAGGTGCAGGGATTGGTGCTGGTGTTTCTTGGATCTGGCCTATCTT